AGTTTGTTAAGCCATTCATCAAAAGAGGAGGTATTTAGTTTTGCCATTGTGCTTTACTGCTTTTAGGATTTGTTTTCGGTTCTTGCTACTTGAGTAACTAACGTGAACCCACGATGGCGCAGTATCAGAGCCAAATTCCCAAATGAGTTGGTCAAAATCTAAATTGTCCTTAATCCAATGGAATAACACATCGTTGCCTGCTTCGCACTTGAGGTCGGCAGCTTGAGCCTGTACGTGCTGCGAGGTCTTTGCTCCCCCTACTTTGCTATTCACCGCAGGGCTGCGGTATGCACTTGTTACTTTCACCGCACCTAATGCGTCTCTCGTGGGTTGTAAGACGTTTTCTGCAAGCGCACGGAGGTTGGGTTCCAAGTGCTTGGGTAAAGCGTTAGGAAGCCCTGTTTTTGTAGCGGTCAGTTCTTGGAGGGTAAAGTTCTTGGTCACATTTTTAATATCAAAAGTTGGACATTTTACACATTATGCTCATTTGAGTTTACACTTTGCACTTTTTGCATATTGCTTAATGTATATTTAATTGCACAATTTGTAGTCATAATGTACATTAAAACGTACATTAACAGGTAAAGTGCGCCTTAATGCACATTTTAACGACCTTGACTCTTGTAAGGCTTGGAGTAGTTCTTACTCGCTTTATTGGCAGATGCACTCTTGGAATGCTTGCCTCGTTTCTTGCTTTTACTGATTCTTTGGCTTACCGCCTGTTGCTTTGCCATCTTTAGGGTCTTTCAAAAACATAAGTGCGAATGCACCCATCATAAACGCACTCACCTCCGTGAGCGTGGCCTTCTCGTAAAACACAAGCACAAAACAAAGGCCGATGATTATCAGCCCTAATAATGTAGTCTTCGGGTTACCGAAGATGCGCTCAATTAGCACCTTTGTCCTTCTTGTAGTCCCTTCGCCACTTCCAAAGAGTGTACGCAAGTGAGGTTACAAGTACGGCTAAACCCAACATTTGGTGGGCGTAGCTTACGAGAAGTCCTGCTCCCGTTAAAGACCAAGACGTGATTACGCTATCAGCTGACTCCTTTGTCATCTTTGTTTAGGGTGTTCTCGTATGCAGATACCAAGACACGAACCTCATCTAATTGCATTAGTAGATTCGCCTCTTGCTGCTTTAATGCATCAAGCCGTTGTTGTAGGTGTTCCATTTACTCGGCTGCTGCTTCCTCAACCACTACGGGCGTTGGAATCATTGCCCAAGCATCGTTGGCAAGGGTGCGGTAGTAGCCATCAACTCCCAATACCTCATCGGCAGCAGAATCGTTTACTGCAAGCACAGTGCGCCAATAAGATGAAGCGATTACGGCTCCGTCTTTGGTAACGTCTGTTGTTTTGCGGACTTCAATTTGTCCGTCTAATTTGACGTTAAAGTCGCTGATGTAGATTACTTCTTCAATCATTTTGTTTATTTATTAAGCGGTGTAAGTTACGTTTAGGATAATTCGGCCTTCGGAATCGTAGGCAACAGATGTTAATGAGCCTCCACCTGTGGGTATTTGAACAAAATCAATTCTTGTAGTTCCGCTTGCAAGGTAAGCCATAGCATAGTTAAGTGCGGTCAACGTGATTCCGTCTAAATAGCCAATGGTTACTGCGGGATTATTAAGACCTGCATCAGTAAAAGGCAATCCCGCTATTGTTAAATTCCCCGTTCCCGTTCCGCTATTATATCCTAAATCAATTTGACAAGAAACTTGTCTTCCAATTTTAGTGTATCTTGCCAATTGTGTTGTATAGGTAGCAGTTCCTGCGGTAGTGCTTCCTGCAATAGTCGGAGTAAAAGTGCCTTCTTCGTAGTCATCAAGGGCGTTGGCTGCTGCGGTGTCCCCGTTGAAGGTTAGGCCGCCCGAAATAAACCTTGCTACCTCTCCCACACCTATTTTTACAGAAATGCTTGGGTCAGTACCTACGGCATTAGAGCCAATGGTTATGAGGTTGTCTGAACCCGTGTAACTTACATCAAGTGCTTTCAGTTCTCCCGAAACATTGTTAGCGGCAAAACGAGTAATTTGTTGAGTTGAGTTTGTATTAACCGTTAGACGAGCGTCTAATAATGCAGCAGGCGCAAGCGTGCCGATGCCTACGTTGCCTGCGTTGGTGTCAAGAATAATATCCTTACCCGACAAGACGTTGCGAATAATAAGGTCGCCTTGTACACCACCACTAACAATTTCACTACCGCCCTCATAACCAATTACCGCACTCTCAACATTGTTACCATAAAAGCTAACCGCAGCCAAGCGGTTGGCAGCCGTAGAAGCCAAACGCAAAGAGGCACGGTTGTTTGCATCACCGCTAATGTGAAGGTTGACAGCGGGGCTACTTGTATTGATACCCACCTTTGTAGTTGACATAGCAAGAGCCGAATCATTACCCAATCCATCAGATAAGAATTTAGCCGTTGCGCTTAATGGCCCGTTGTCCGTAACCTTAATAAGGCTATCGTATGTGTCCTGTGGGGTTGTCCCCGTTAAAGTTGTTCCCATATTTTAATTCCAAGTTGTTGACCAAGTATTCCAAATTTCTTCTATCAACTGCCAAGCACCTTGCTCGTTGTTGCCGTATAAGTTTGTAGTAGGATGACCATAAGACAATGGCTGAACCATACCCCAAGAGATACTATTCGTTGCTGCTGCTTGACCCCAATAGATGTCATTGTTTGCTGCTCCTTGTCCCCAATCGCCTTGAACTCCCATTGTCTAAATAACTCTTTAACTTCACAATGTTGCTACGCTTCGGAGTGTAGGTCTGTTTCTTGCTACTCATAAAACCCAAGAGCTGAAGTTAGAGTCAGTATCAGGGTAAACGTCAGCGTTGTTGTTGCTATTGTATTCGGGGAATGAGGCTTGGTTGTAGCTCATATAAGTGATGAACCTATCCGTATAATACTGCGCCAAATCCCGTGCCTTGCCTACCAAATAGTCCACCTCTATCTTTTCTGCCGTTGTGCTATTCTCGGAGTTGTGCTTGAATACCCCACCATTGCCGATGGTATAAGCAGCGAAGGGCAAGTACTCCACCATTGCAAAATGGATTAACATCGGCTGAAGGTAGTCGTTCACCAATGCCAAGTAAGGGTTGGCAAGAGTATTGGCGATGATGTCATTGCTGATTTTATCATACAACTTCGTGCCTGTGTAGTTTTGGATATGTATCTCCTGTGCTATCTTGATGAACTGAATAAACTTGTCCGTGTCCACGTTACCGCCAATCGCGGTGTTGCGAACCAAGTCCTCTCGTTTAATCCATAATGCCGTTGCCATCTTATTTACGTTTGTTTACAAATCCTTCATCATCCATATCAATAGGTCGCTTGGCTACGTTTGGGTTATTGACTTCTAAGTCTACGCCTTCACGTTTTGCCTTATTTACGCTTACCTCTGCGTTGGGGTTGCCGACATCGGGAGTTACGCCTTCGCCTTTTGCCAAGTACGTCTTGCGCATCCAAAAGTGATGGCACCTTGCACCGCCTTTGTATAGCCATATTGAATAGGTTGCTGCTCCCGATATGCCAAAGCCTGCGTTGACGGCTTGACCATCCATACGCTCAATATCTTCTTTGCGGTACACCTTGCCTGCGGCTATCATCTTCTTGCAGAACTCGCGGCTATTAGATTTCTGAAGTGCTGCGGACTCGGGAGCGTAAGCATAACGAACCTTGTACCTTTTGCCTTCTTCAGTTACTCCGTCTTGGCTGCTCTTGGCATTTGGGAATGCGCTGCCTGTTGATGCAAAAGCGTACTTGCTCAATGCCTGCTCCGCATCGTAGTCAACGGGTCTTTCATCTACAAGCTCCCACTCATCCATATTCACGACCTCGCCTACTTCTTCTAAAGCAGCAAACGCTTCCTCAAACATCTCATCGTTCGGCTCTTGACTTGACAACTTCACGCCCGTCTCCTCCTCACGAGTCTCCATATCCATAGGCGTTACCACGTCTTCCGTAAACTCCAAAGGCTGAAGGGTCTTGAAGTACAAGTTTAGGCTGATGTCGTTGTACGCAAGAATCATATCAATGCCGTCAATGATAATCTCCTGCTTGGGGCGAATAACAAGGTTATCCAAAAGCGTAGAAGCGGTCTTTAGTTCATCAGCGTTGTTGCCTAATCCCGAATTGTCCTTGATGCCTAATAGCATAGGGCTTACGATGCGATGCGACACCATTATTTTCTGCGTGGCTTCAGCACTCAAGAATTGGTACTGCTCTGCGGCATCCGATAACTGCACAGGGTCAACCGTTGCAGCAAGGTCTTTGTTATCGTTAAACGCAAGGATAAACTTGCCCGAGTTTGAACTACCGCTAAACTTCGTGGCAATCTGCTGCTCTATACTTCTGCGCTCCTCCTCGCTTGGAACTCCGTTGTTGAAGTTGATAAGCATAGAAGGCGCAAGGCCGTTCTGAATGTTGTTGATGTGGTAGTTGGCAATCTCCTCCTCAAGCTCTGCGTATGGAAGGCCACCTTGATAGTCAACGGGGGAGTAGTAGTAGAATCCTGCTCGGTATGGCTTGATGTAAAGTATCTCCAATCCCTCACGGCTCTTGCCAAATGCAGGGATGCGTACCGCAGTCTCTCTCCTGCCTTTTACATCTTCCCAATCCTTTGCGTAATAGTACGCCTCAATCTCCCCGTCTTCGTTGCACCTTGCGGCTCTCAGCGTCTCTACGGGGATGTGCTGCACCTCTACGATGGTGTTGTGGTCTTGGGAGTACACGACCTGCATACTGCATTGCCCCATCATCACATAATCGGCAACAACCTTCTGCAAGCAGGCTTTCGTGAACAAGCCACGCATCGCTGCGTACTCGCTCGGCTTCTTGGCAGAGTCCGTTGCATCCAAGCCCTTGCCAAAGGTCATATCCATCAAAGAGTTGAGGATAGCGTTGTTGGTGGGTGAGCCGTTATACCTGTCAATTAGGTAGCCGAAGTAGTCGTTGTTATCTCCGTATTCTACATAGTCCTTCCCTTGCACCTCTTTAACAACAGGTGTGGTGTATGAACTGAAGTTCACAACGTGGACTTTAGATGATGATGTACTCATTGTCATAGCTTGTTTCTTCGGTGTAGACGTTTTGGTTCACCGTAAATTTCTCGTAATCTGTTTGCGAAGTTACGAATACCCTATCCCGATATATTAGATTTCCCGATGCAAAAACCTTCAAGCCATAGAATCTATTGTTGACAAGGCTAAAAGTGCCTGTAAGGGTCATAAAACCATTAGCAGAGGCAGCCGTAACCGCAGGTGTTGCGGTGGTGTTTGTTGATTCATCAATCAGTTGAATCGTAACGCTCGCGGGGAATGTGCGAGGTATGATTACAATGGCTTGTGGGGAGGCTGATACTTGAAGGATATG